CAGCAGTACATCGAGCAGCGAAGGCACTCAAAGAGTCGTATACGTACTGGCCTGAAGGTTATATACACGTGCAAACAGTTATCAATGATGAATATGTTAACATGATCTAGGAGAGAGGCATGATTGGAATGAATGTTATGTATACAGTAGAGCTATACGACGATGTATGGTCGCAGGTGTGGTCGATAGATTGTATTGATCAAGCAAAGGACTACGTATATTCTAAACGTGGCAATGGTAAGCGTTATCGAATTGTCAAGCACACAACGGAGGTAATTTATGAAACTTGAATGTAACATGTATGATCTTGATATGACTGCTGACGTGCAAGTCCAGTATGTCTATGATTGGCGTGAAAAAATAGTCGAGTTGACATCTGTCAAGTGGTACGGATCAGAAATAGTGGAACACATTAACGACAAAACTTATGACAAGATTGTTGAACATATTGTTGACGAGTACATTTAATGTGTGTTTATAATCTATGCAGAAGAGCATAAAAGTTATATTAAATTTATTATCTTATAAGGTATTTATCCTATGAGGATCTCTAAAGAGCAGAAGATAACGGAACTTGTTGAACGGCAGTTGGACTTGTTAACCATAACGGAAGCGTTGAACATCGTAGGTGGATTCTTTACCGATCTGTTCGAGTCAATGGACGACGGTGAGATTGATGAACTGTACAACGACATGGGAGCAGGACGTAATGGCCTTCACTGAAACACACCAGCCTTGTTCAGACTGCGGCAGCAGTGATGCATTATCGTACAACGAGGACGGCTCTAGTTATTGTTTTAACTGTAGCAAGTACACCAAAGCCGCCAGCAGAGACAACGTGCGAGAGCTAGGATCTATCAGCGATGCACCAAAGCCATCGTTCAGCCAGACAGAACACCGTTTAATCACAGCGGAGTATAGATCTATAACTGACCGTCTCATTACAGGAACGACGGCGAAGAAGTACGCAGCATTAAAGCAGGGTGACATCACAACGTTTGGTTATTACAACCCTGAAGATCCAACAAAGCCTATCGCCGCCAAGGTACGTAACCCAGACAAGCGGTTCAGTATCATTGGTGATTGGAAACAGGCTGGCTTGTATGGTCAACATTTGTTTCCTGAAGGTGGTAAGTATGTGACTATCGTTGAAGGTGAGTACGATGCGTTAGCGGCTCATCAAATGACAGGTAGTATGTATCCCGTTGTCAGTGTCCGTAACGGTGCAACGTCGGCGGCAAAGGACTGTCGCCTTTTTTATGATTGGCTGAACAGCTTCGAGAACATTGTTATTTGTTTCGATGCTGATGAGCCGGGACAGAAGGCAGCAAAGGAGTGTGCTGATCTGTTCGGTAACAAGGCAAGGATTGTTAAGCACGTCAACGGCTACAAGGATGCGTGTGATTACCTTGTTAACAATCAGTCAGAGCTATACACCAAAGCGTTCTGGTCTGCTCAGCCTTACACACCTGAAGGTATCGTTGGTGCTGGTGAGCTACGCGATCTGATCAAGAAGCCACTCACCAAGGCGAAGGTACAGTACCCGTTCGATGGACTGAACAAACACCTGTACGGTATACGCACGTCTGAACTGGTTACTATTTGTGCAGGCTCTGGACTGGGTAAGTCTACTCTTCTACGTGAGATAGTCAGTTCTATTATGGCACAGTCTGAAGATAACCTTGGGTTGATGTTCCTTGAGGAGACACCTGAGCGCACCATGCGTGGACTGGTAGGTCTTGAACTGAACAAGCCTATCCACTTACCTGATTGCGAGTATGACGACAGTGATATTGATCTAGTGTACGATACGATGGACTATGAGAATCGTGTGTATCTCTGGGAACACTTCGGTAGTAACGAGATAGAAAACGTACTGGGCAGGATGAGATACTTTGTTAAGGTACTAGGTGTACGTTATATCGTACTGGATCACGTGTCTATCTTGGTGTCTGACCAGAGCAACGGTGATGAGCGACGTGCCTTGGACATGATCATGACTAAGCTGCGGACGTTCGTACAGGAGATGGGGATTTGTATGTTCCTTGTAAGCCACCTACGACGCCCTGAGGGGAAGCAATTGGAGGACGGTGCTGTCACTAGCCTTGGTATGTTACGTGGCTCTGCGTCGATTGCACAGCTGTCTGATGCGGTCATCGGTGCTGAGCGTAACAGTCAGAGTGACGACGCCATTGTCAGAAACACGACCGTGCTGCGTGTGTTGAAGAACCGATACACTGGCAAGACAGGCAAGGCGTGTGAGGTATTCTACAATGAAGCTACTGGACGATTGACACAACGTGATGAGCGTGAGGAGAAACCGTTATGATCATACGTTTAGGGGAAACTGAACAAAAGATATGTGAGTATGTAGCCAAAGAAAGATATAACAATGCTCGCAAGAAAGGAATAACAGACAACAAGAAAGGTCCGCAATCGAACTACGATACAGACCTAGAAGGAGTAGCTTCAGAGATGGCGGCAGCGAAACTGCTAAACGTCTGGCCTGATATTCAAATTGAAGAGATACCTACACACGATTTAGTAGTAAGTAACTATACAGTAGATGTAAAGGCTACTAAATACAGAACAGGTAAGCTGATTGCCGCCTTGCATAAAAAAGATAAGGCATGTGATTATTATATGTTGATGTTAGGAACATTTCCGGAGTATTCTTTGGGAGGTTTCTGTAAGAAAGAGAAGTTACTTAACGAAGACACAATAACTAATCTGGGATGGGGTAGGCTTCATGCTTTAGATCAAGGTCAGTTGATGTCCTTGGATGATTTTAAAAAGGAAACAATGTTGTGAGATGTATTGCGTGTGACGTAGAGCTAACAGACTACGAAGCTACAAGACGGTATGCTGCTAGTAGAGAGTTTGTAGACTTGTGCAACAACTGCTCTGCTGTTAGTCTTTATGATGTTGCTGTAATAGACAGAGAAGATTTACGTACACTCGCAGACCTAGAGGAGATGTTATACCATGAGCAAGATTGGGACTTGGATATTAGAACAGGAACAGTTGATGGAGACTTATCAGAAGTTTAACCACGACGCTGAACGTAACGAACTTAACGAGACTTACCATGACTACCTGTTATTTGGATATAGAAACCACTTTGGATCACTCAACGATCTGGTGTGCAGTTACCAAGGTGAAGAACGATATACAAGTCCACACCTCACCAGACACATTGCAGAAGGTGTTGAATAATGCAGACAAAATCGTTGGACATAACCTCATTGGATTCGATGTGGGTGTTATTGATCGTGTTTGGAACGTACATATCCCTAGGCATCTTGTTGTGGATACTCTCTACCTCTCCAGACTTTACAACCCCAGCCAAGAAGGTGGACATTCACTGCGTAATTGGGGAACCATCCTTGGAGGAACAGGGAAGCTTGACTTCACAGACTACGACGGTGGACTGACTGACGAGATGGTTGAGTACTGTATTGCTGACGTTGAACTAACTGAGCGTGTTCATAAATGGTTGGATATACAGCTATTCAAAGAGGGCTTCTCTGAGAAATGTATTGATCTTGAACATCGTGTGGGCTGGATCGTGACTGAACAGGAACGTAACGGTTTCAAGCTAGACGTACCCTTCGCAGAGAAGTTGATGATGGACTTGATGTTTGAGATGAACAACATTGAAGCAAGCCTTCAAGACATCTTCCCACCCATCGTTGAAGAACGTATCTCTGAGAAGACAGGCAAGCGTTTGAAGGACAAGGTAACAGTGTTCAATCCCGGCTCACGTAAGCAGATAGCAGAGCGTCTGCAAAGTCTTGGTGTTAAGTTTGACAAGAAGACTGAGAAGGGTAACATCATCGTAGATGAGAAGGTGCTTGACGGTATCGACAGACCAGAAGCCAAAGCTGTTGCACGTTACATGATGTTGCAAAAGCGAGTAGCACAGATCGACAGCTGGCTGAAGGCAGTCAAGGATGACGGCAGGGTACACGGTAGGGTTATCACTAATGGTGCTGTGACAGGACGTATGACACATCAATCACCTAACATGGCACAAGTACCGGCTGTGTCTGCACCATTCGGCACAGAGTGCAGGTCGTGCTGGACAGTGGACGAAGGTAACAAGTTAGTTGGCATCGACGCCAGCGGTTTAGAGCTACGCA